GAGGGCTGTGAGGATTTCTGCATCTGCACCTGAGGCGAGGATGACGGTTCCTACTACATATTCGGTGGTGTCGGTGCCAGGCACCTTGGCGTCAGCCTTACCAGTTGATGCGGTGCCAATGAGGACGCCTTCATCAATTGATGCTGATGCGACGACCTTGGTGCCACCGACGACGGTGACCGATGCTTCGGCACCCGAAATCGGAGCGTTCTGAAGGACACCGATCGGCTTGTCAGTTGCCGCGGCGCAGAGGACAGCCTGACCCGAAGTGTTGATTTTCACGAAGTAATACTGCTTCGCTGATAAATCCTCACCAGCGACCAACGTGATTTTGACTGCCGCGTTTGCGATTTCGTATGCCATGAGATGTGTTTCCTTTAGTTCAGCCGCGCTGTTCAGCGAGGTAGTCGTGGTAGAGCGATGGGTCGGTTGAAATCAAGTCAGCAACAGCCTGTTCAACTGTTTTTGCCTTTCCGTCAGCGACGAGAGACTTAGCGAGGCTTTGAACCTTGCCGAGGGTGCTTGAGTTGTCGGGGCGTCCGACCGTACCGATTTCAGCAAAGATGTCTGCTGATTCTGCTTGAGCGTTTACCGAGGTGAGAGCCTTCTCAATCACTTCGGCAAGTTCGGCATCGGCTTCGGTCAGACGACGCATTGCCTTGCCGACTAATTCGGCATCCAATGTCAAGTGTGACCATTCGTCGCGAGCCTTTTGTACGAACTGTGCGTCAAGGCGTGCTTCACGCTCTTTGCGGAGTTCGGTGCGAGCCTCGTCAGCGTCGGTGCGAGCCTTTTCCAAAGCAACACGCACGACTTCGGGGACGGACTTCATGATGTCCTCCTCGGTCGGGGCGACTTCAGCGACTTCGGCTGGTTCAACTCGGAGAGTTTCCAATTCGGTCTCAAGTTCGGCGATCCGTTCCTGCGCCTTCACGAGTGATTCGGCGAGTACATCGGTGTTCTGCTCTTCAGTCATTTCTGTTTCTCCTTCGGAGGTTTCGGATTGATCGTCATTTTTCATAACGACCCATCCTTCGTTCAAATGGGCTGGGTGATCTACACCGCTGGTCTCAATGACCTTTAGTTTGACCATCTTACGAGCACCCATTGATGCCAAGTGTAGTGGTGGCGATCGTCCGCCACACAACTAGAGCAGGGGTTAGCCTTGCGAGAGGTCGGGGACGCCGTTCCACGCTTGAGTGATTGTATCCTCTAGCAACTTTAATTCTGTAGCAGATTTGCCTGATTCGTTCATGATCAAACAGCCAAATCTGCGTCGCTGGCACCAAGTGAACGTGCCACCGAAGTCCATGCGCCAGCCAAATTAAACTGAACTGCTGATTCCGTGCCGAATTTCTTGGAATCAGCAAGCGCGGCGTCCGCCTTCGGTGATTTCTTATCCTGCATATCGTAAGCGATCTTTCTGCGACTGTCCTCCATCTCAAGCGCCATACGGTGTTCCTTGTGAGCGTTCTTGGCAGAAGCGATCGCCTGATCCTTTGTCGCCGTTTTCATTTTCGCCTTCTCCCGATCAATGTCCTGTGAAGTGGTGAACGCGGCAGGTTCTTTAGCAAGAATCGCATCAATCTTGTCAAGTTTCATCTTTCCAGGTGCGTCGCCACCACTGCTTCCGCCACCGCCTGACGGTGCATCGGAAGGTGCCGAGGCACCGCCACCACCCTTTTTACCGCCGTGAGAACTCTGATCATGGGTACCGTGTTTCCCAACAGGAGTCACCGCTTTGTCAACCATGCTTCCTTCGGAAGCGCCGAGCGCCATAGCAACTGAACCCCACGCGCTTGACAAGGAAAGGGAAATGCCAGCGGACTTGTTCCAGAGGTCTTGCATCTTGTATTCAGCCTGAGCCTCTTTACCGTTGCCTGCTTCATTTTGCATCTTGGCACGCTTTTGATATCCTCTTGCTTCGGCACTAGCAACTTCAAAAGCAACCTGATGTTCTTTTGAACGGTTAATTGCCTGTTGCTTTGTTGCCGTACTCATGGCTTTTCTTTCGCTGGCAATGGACGCTTTTGAATGATCAGCCCGACCAGCAGACGGAATTTTGTCTGCACTACCGAGAAGCGATAACGCTTGCTCAACTGCCCGATCGCCTTCAGAACCTGCACCAATCCCGTCTGGCTTGATGTCTGGTTTAGAGGTACCTTTCTTACCGCTCCCATGAACGGACTGGTCAGCGTGACCAGGATGCTTCTCAACCAAAGTGCGTGCCTTGGCTACCGCACGTTCAATCTCCAACCGAGCCTGACCCGTGACGTTCCGAACGCCACCAGCCTTACCAACTTCGGTTTCAACGAGCGCCCAAACATCATCGGACGCATCGGCGACCAAACGTAAACCGTCCAGCAGTATTTTGTCTGATTCGTTCATTCTGCGACCAACTTTGATAGCGCCGAGATCGTCTCGTCTATGTTTGGCAGAGCCGTTTTTGCTGTATTGATTTCATTCATTGCTGTCTCCCATAAATAAAGGTTCACCAAAACCTACCTCAAGTCGCTCGGCAGATCCACCAATTGAATAACCCGTGATCTCACCGTTCTTGACCATGTCCCACGCCCAATCGTCCCAGCGGACGCCCAAAAAGACGGTACCAGCAGGGTACTCAAGGTGCTCCACACGCCCGTTCGCCTTTTTCATCGGCATCGTCACGGGGAAAGGCATAGTCATAGCCTCAACCCACTCCCCAGCCACAACGTCCTTATTGTGCTGAAGGCGGATGGCACGATCGCCCGACTTGACGTAATCCCAGAGCGCTTTCTGCAACTCCTCAGGGTCGGTCCATTCCTCGTGAGCGTCATAACGGTTCGGGATATACCAAGGAGCGAGGGTGAACTTCTGTTCCTCAAGGGCGTCCAGCGTGACCGCCTTGTTCATCCGTTCCGCCTGTCCTACCACGCTGTTTGCCCACGTACGCCCTGCGTCACCGCCCCACGCCGACCAAGCCACTCTGCCAGGTGACGGGAACCCAGCCTCGTCTGGAGACCAACCTTCGCCCTGCTTGTCAACCTCATGACGGGCGAAGTAGGACCGCATACGAACAAGTGTTTGCATTGAAACCGATCGCCCATTGGAAAGGTCACGGGCACGAGCCGAACCGACCGCCGTGAACCCGTTGCCCTGTTGCCCGTCGGCGATCCAGCGGAGAGCCTTAGAAGCCTCATCCCGTACCGCTTGAGGTGGGGTAAAACTGTCGTCAGCCTTGGTCATTTCGTGGACCATCAAGTCCTCAGGAATAATCCACAGTTTGCAGAGTCCGTTCGGGGAAATGTCCCCTTCTACCCATTCGCACGCACGCCCACCTCGGAACGCTACGCAGTTGGCGCAGTTCATTCCTTCGGCGACGAACGGGTTATCCTCGTCGCCCATGTAGTGAGCACCGTCCGCACCTGAACCGTGTCCGAACCGTCCGAACCGCTCCACGAGCGCTTCGGTCATGTCGTACTGCACCTTTTGGCGCAGAGTCACGTTGTAAACGGTGTAGTCAACAGCCTCGCTGTCCTCACCCATGTCATCAATTGAGGTGGGTTCGGTTTCCATTTCGGCTTCCATTTCGGTCATCATAGCAAACTCTCTGGACGCTACTAGAGCCTAGTTGATGACACCTTCGGTGACTGAATGCCACCACCGCCACCATGCGAACGCTGATCATGCTTTTGACCGAGGTGCTTAGCGGTTTCCGAACGATCCTTTTTCTTGACTGTCAAATCAGATGATTTGACTCGGAAACGATCCACATTTAATTTGCTCATTCGTAATTCACATCCAATACCGTCACACCGTCAATTTCGGAACGTCCCGTCACCGTGAAACTAGCCCCACGAGGAAGTAGGACTTCATTGAGCAAACTGTATCCCTGCATCTCAACTTCCTCACTCATGCTTTTGTCTTTAGAGCCAGTCCACTTTGACACCGCAGGGTCCGCCGCGAGCGCTGGTTTTCCAGCACGCACTTGAATTCGCAAGAGTACGGGTGCTCCATCACCTACAGTCTGTTGCCCTAAAGCAAAACCCGTAGCAAGAATTGGATTGAGCGATGTGGATGCGTAACCAACATCGGAGAACGAATCACCTACCTGCATATTTTGCAGGTAGCCTTCATCGTCCTGTACGCCACGGAAGGTAGTGACGTCCTCGGTGAATGAACTCTTAGCAATTGCCGAGTCCACCTTCTTAATAGTCGCTTGATTTTCGGGGCTTATCCCACCATCATCACCAGTTATCGCTCTCATGCGTAACCCACCGTTGATTTCCTCGTAGTACGGTTCCGCTTGATATCGGGAGACTGCTCCTGCTTCGTCCTTGGTCACTTTGCTGTGAGCAGACTTTTGGCTTTCCAAATAGTTAACCATTCCTAGTTCGTCCACGTCAAAACCCTCATCGGTCATTGTTGCTTTGAACGGACCACCGTATTCGGATTTGCTGGTATCAATTTTCGAGGGTCCACCGCCACCGTGACTCTGTTGGTCGTGTTGACCAGTGAGGTGTTTCCAAATGTCCACAAAGAATCCACGTTGCTTTGCAGTTGGTTCGGGGATCGCACTCCACTCGGCTGTTTTGTCAAACTCAGGACGGGTTCCTGATTTTGTATCGCCAGCCCACATCTCACCGATGATCTTTGGAGCGACGTCAGCGTAATCGTACTCCACGATCTTGATGCCTGCTTTGTCTATTTTCTTTCGGGTCGCGGCAGGTAACACCACACCTTTCGGGACCGTGATGTAGTCAATGTCCGCTAAAGAAACGCCACCGTAAACTTGTGCTTCACGGTACGTGTCTCGTTTTCGTGGTGCCAGAGAAAGTTCGTGCGTGGCAGAAGCCTCAGGGCTGGGGAAATCACGATCAAAATGTCGTTCATTTATTCTGCCCATTCCACCTTGACCGATGTTGCCAGCCAAAACTGTCTGCTTCCCCACAAGAGGTGACGGGTCAAGGCAGACGCTCAACGAGTCAAACTCGGTGAAAGTTGCTCTTTCATGGGTGCTTTTCTTGAGGACGAAACTGACCTCACCGTACTGCTCCGCTCCGACTCCTTCGGGCGCATGAACGCCACCGACGTGAAGTGCGCCGTAGATAGTTGCTTTGGATTTATCCTCGCCGTAGATCACACCGTGACTTCCAGCCTCAAACCCTTCACGGACCCCTTTGTCTTTTAAGCCTTTAGAGCGACCCGTTTCAAGTTGTGACCTGAAACGTCCTTGAGTAAGAATCCCACCGACCGCAGAGACGGGTGCGTGGATCACGATTCTAGTGTTCGGACTGTCAACAATGCCTTGTTGGATTTTAAGTTGAAAGTCAACGTCGGCTTGAGAGTGTGTTCCTGAGGCGAGGAACTCTCGGTGGAACCCTTGCTGTTGATACTTATTTGAACGATACCTCGCCGTGTACTGCATGGTTGCCTCGTTCGGCAAATCCATGTCCTCTCCGTATTGGCTACGGACTATCGGACCACCACCGCCTTTGGTGACTTTGTACACCTTCCCGTCTGGGAGGACGACTTCGTGAACTATTTTTGGTCGCTTCTTGTAGCCCTCGCCATCCCAAAACTGCTCGTCGCCATCAGTGCGTGTTCGTACTTCGCCACCAAGATAAATCGCGGCGGTATCAGCACGAATTATGAAGTTCATATCCTCAAGGGCTTGTTCGCCATCCCTGTGCGCTTGGTTATATTCGTCGTGGAGCGCCTTCGGAACCGTCCCGTTTTCTACACCTTCCTTGAGGAGATCATCTCGTGATTTTGTGTATTGATTTGCGTCTTTACCTTCGGCTCGCAACTCGTCGCTTGCTCTAGCGTCGGCTTTATATTCAGGTTCACCGTCCTGACGTATCTTTGCGGAACGTTCCTTAATCCTCGCTTTGGCTTCGTCCGCTCGCTTCTGTTCAGCGTCCTGTAACGGTTTAGCGTAGACGTCTAAGTCCTTCTGAGCCTTACCGAAACGATCCATGCTCGCTAAATATTTGTCGCTTGCTTCCTTCACGGCAGGGCTGGCACCCTCAGGGAGAAGTCGTGTGTATGGGCGTCCAGTCGCTTTCGCTACTTCAATGTCATCGGTCGGTTTGAGTAGGTCGCTGGACGAGCCACCGTTACCGTGTGTTTGCTGATCGTGCTGGTGAGGCAGGTGCTTGAGTATGTCAACGATGAAACCGTGTGCTTTAGCAGTTGGCAACGGGATCGTACCCCACGCTCCTTTCGGGTCAAAAGCGTACGCTCCGCTATCCTCAATAGTTGTACCAGGAACTCTCGGAGGGGCGATGCCATCTACGTCGTACTCAACGATCGGAATGCCTAACTTCGCTAGTTTCCTTCGGGCGGTGTCAGGGAACTTTGTGCCTCTCGGAACAGTGACGTGATCAATGTCCGCCAAAGTCACTCCGCCCAAAACCTGCGCCTCCATATAACTTTCACGTTTCTTTGGTGCCCTGCTCAGGCTTGCATCAAATTCAGCCTTACCCTCAGGTGTGGTATCGTTTTTCCAAGGGCTGGCGGTGGAAACTCCGCCAAGGTGACGATGCCCGTTCGGAGTTGTCTGCTTCCCTACCAGCGGTGACGCTTCGGACGTAGAGTTCAGGGAGTCAGTATCAGTGAATGTGGAACGTTCGTGGACAGACCGTTTGAGAACGAAACCGATCCGCCCGTACTGCTCCGCGGCGATAGCCAAAGAGTCCTGAACGCCACCTGTGTGCAAAGCGCCGTAGATCAGCGATTTTGATTTGTCGTCACCGTGAACAACACCGACCATTGAACCCTCAAAACCTTCACGGAATTCTTTACCCTTAAAACCCTTAGAGCGTCCTGTTTCTAGTTGTGATTTGAACCGTCCACCAGAGACGATGGAGCCAACAGCGGATTCGGGAACGTGGAGAACGATGTGAGTGTTGGGGCTATCAACGATGCTTTGTTGACGTCGGAGTTGCTCCTTCATCGCTTCGTTGTATTTTCCGTCCCCGTCCCCATCAATCAATTGTTGACGAGTTACTAGGACAGTGATTTTCTCAAAGCGATGTTTCGCTGTATCTTGAATCACGTTTTGTGCGTAGGTTCTACGGTCAACGTGCTCGCTCATATCACTAAACAAGCGAGCGTGGCTGGCTACTTCCGTCCCGTCGGGTTTGATATAAACCCGTTCATACGCAGGTTTGTAAACGGGACCGCTGGTTTCGGTTTCAGCCGACCAATCGCGATCCATACGTTGTTTTTGAGGTAGGCGACCGTCAGCACCTCTAACACCGTCGTAGTCGTATTCCATGATGGGTTTGTCAAACGCTTTAGCGCCTAACAAATGTTCCGCAGTATCCGTTCGGATAACTGTGCGAGTCACTTCGTACTGTGCGCTCACCTTGTTATTGAGGCGTTCCAGTTCCTTGAGGTGTACTTTGTCAACCAGTCCGTCGGCAACAATGTCCTCAGGACTTGCTTTGCTCCTGCCGAGTACGGGAATTTTGTCAGCAATGGCTTTATCTTTGCGATCTAAATATTCGGTTAATGTCTCTTTTGTTCGGTCGTGCGGATTTTGTTCTCTCCATTCCTTTTCGGTATTTTCAATAAGCGCCTTTCGCTCGTCGTATTCTTTTTGACGTCTACGACTCTCGGCACCGAAATGTTGCTCAAAATGTTGCTCGCTTGCACGTTGCGAATCACGTAAGTCCTTGGTGGTTTGTACCACCTGAGGCGAGTGCCCTTCGGTGGTAAACGGTAGGAACGGGCGTCCCGTTGCTTTGGCGACTTCAACGTCGTCCGTCGGGACGAGTTGTTGACTCGGATCGTCGCTTGTCATCGGGCGAGGGTTGGTGACCGTCACGGGTTCGGGCGCAGGAGCAGGTTTCGGCGCTGGCGTAGCGGTCGGTGCTACAACAGGTTCAGGCTTCGGAGTTGTGGTCGTTTCGGGTTTCGGAGTGGTCGGTTCAGGTTTATCGGTTTGGCGTTCCTTGTGACGCATACCTGCACGACGGGCAACTCCACCATTGGCATAACCCATTTCCTGTGCGACTTGATCCCACGTTTTACCGCTCTCGTAGAGTTCAAGAGCCTTCTGGTCATCGCCAGCGATGTCCTTCTTATTTCGTTTCTTTGGTTCGGGAGCGGAGTCAACGCTCGTACCACCGCTACCGTGTTTGCCTTGATCGTGCTGGTGAGGCAGGTGCTTAACTACAAAGATCGGTGCTAGGCTTTTTTTTTTCGCAACCCGTGACACCATAGCGTCGGGGAAGTCACGCATCGCTTCTCGTTCGGTGACTCGCACAACTTCCGATGAGCCATCAAAAAGGTATCCGCTCAACCGATCAGTGGACGACCACTCGCCGTTTTGCCAGACGTCCTCGTAGATTTCCTGCTTCACTTCATCAAGGTTCAACCTGAACAAAGCGACAGGCTGACCGTCGCCGATGACTCGTTCAAAGAAGGTGACCGTCATTTGAGACTCCCCGAATTGAGATAGCGCGCTTTCACAGCGAATGTTTGTTCCTTCACGGTACCAAAACCGAGAATGTCACCTGGTGGTACTCGGACGGTTTCGGCAAGGCGGACACCTTGATTCCAATGTTTGTAACGCTCACGAGCAGATGTGGATACACGGTACTTCTCGTACGCTTTGTGGCACTGTTCCTTCACAACAAGGGATTGTGGGGTGTGGAACTGCAACTCAAAAGTGATCCCTTTGGGCGTTGTCACAGCAACGTTGATCCCTTGGTACGGGTCACCCTTTTTCCAATAGTTCTTGACACGGGTTTTATATCCTTGACCCTGCAAGTCGGCGAGGACTGCTTGAGTCCCATCAACGTACTCACCTTCTTTGAGCGAAACGGTGTAGCGGACCACGTCACTCATAGAGTCAGCGGTTTTTGTGGCGTCCCCACCGAAGTCAGCCTTTTCATCGTCAATTTTACGGGCAAGCGACTTTTCGGACTTCAGGCGGTGATTCAAGCCGACTGCTTCGCCACCGTGTTTTTGAGCAACGTCAATCATGGTGCGTGTAAGTTCGGGTTCAATTTCGGCTGTCTTGTCACGGACCGCTTTCGCGGCGCTGATCGCTTCTGGTGATTGTGAACCTGCTGGAGCCTTCGGGTTTTCGGGTTCTTTGAGTCGCTGTCCACCATGACGTTTTCCGCCATGAGAACTTTGGTCGTGGTTACCGTGTTTTGCTAGTCGTTCTCTTGCTTTCGCCAGAGCAGGTTCGGAGGCATACAGCACTCTGATCTGCGCCAATGCGGATTCTTTTGTTTCGTGGCAGGCAACTATTGTGCCATCGGAGTCCTTGACAACAGCCCATTGCTTTGAAGGGGAGCACCCTTTACGTATGGCGATTGAGTACGGCACGTTCTTAATATATCAAAGCGGTATCTGTTCATCTGGAGTGCGGTCAACTTCAGCGACCTGCTCCCAAAAGCCACGAACGAGCACCGAGTCAATGTTCGGTACAAAGATGGACGCACCATTTTCTTGCACGATGTATCCGTACGGTATTGCAGGCAAGTCAGCGTTGGAGCCTGTCAGGTTGATGTACTCGTCGGGCGGTTTTACACCCATTTGATATAGTTTTGCCGTATCAAGGGTTGCGATCAGTATTTCTTTTCTTGCCATGTTCGTTCCTTCCGTTCAGGTGACTGTACCACCGTAGAGTCTGCTATGCGGTTGCTTCCCGACGTCTTTGTTCAAGGACACGCCGTTCTATTTCCTCAAACGATAAGCCCATGAGGACTGCTCGGCATCGGCAAGAAGGGTGCGCTGGTGGCATCTTGATCCCGTCGGGTTGGTTTCGCATTCCCGTCATGAAGTTCTCGTTGACAGGTATTCGTTTCCCGTCCAGCGGTGCACAGATCGGACAGACCACCGTTTTGGATGACACAAATTCAGGTGCGGTACGCCATTCCTTATACGATTTGTTGAGGTCAATGAACCCAGCCTGTTCCGCTTCTTGCCATGCCTGCCAGCGACCTTCGTTTTGTGCGGTGGCGACTTCGGTGCGTGCGATGTTTTTCGCTCTGGCTTTGATCAAGCGTTCTTGATACTTCTCGGACGCTTTTTGCGCGGCTGACAATGCGTCTGCTTCGTTCATGCCTGACTTGCGGAACGAATTAAGAGTCCGATTGTAAGTGTTGTCTACCGCTTTTCGCCAGCGGTCATGCAACCCGACCGTACGGCGGAGGCGCCGTTGTGCTTCGGCAACCGAAATGTCGCCGTTGAGGACGCTTTCTACGGTTTCACGGATGATGTCTTGAGCCTCATCGGAAATGTCACGGACGAGTTCGCCTGCTCGTTGAGTCGCCCATTTGACTGCACGAGTGTCGGTGACGTCAAAGGCGCCTTGGATACCTATCTGGAGTGTTTTGGCTTCAGCGCGCGAAGCGGTGATCACTTCTTTCACGATGGAGTCCACGAGGGTTTGCAGGTCGCTGATCAAACCGCCTGTGGGCAGAGCCTTCAACGTTGACTCAATGGACGTCCTGATAGCGGAGGCGATTCGGGCGGTGTCAATTCCATCTCTGAACGCTTTGACGGCGTTGAGGTAGGCGTTGACGATCGCTCGTTCTACAGCAGGGTTGCTCGCAGGGTCGGTGGCTTTCTCAACCGACTGCGGTGTGGCTGAAGGTTGAGTTCGTCCTCTGCGCCGAGGTGGGAAGGATACGAAACGAGTCACTTGGCTGGTGGCGGTGTTGGTTTCGCTGGGGTTACTGGCGCTGGTTGATTTGGCGCTTCCCCGTTGTCATCAGGCGCATCAGCCTCATTTGCTCCGCCGACGTTGCCCTGTGTGGCGTTCGGTTGAGGTGGCTGGGGTTGTGGTGGGGCACCGTTTGCAGGGTTTTTGACGCCTTCCTCGGACTCCACTTTTGGTGGGAGACCAGCGATAAGGCGTAAGTATTCATCAAGTCCTTCGTCCACAATGAGGGCGCCAGCGCCCGAAGCCTTCTGAATGAAGTCGGCGATCTGAGCGAGGTCCACAGCGTGGATTTCGCCGAACGACAACTTAGGCTTTCGGCTGACGTCCATGCCGTTTAGTTTCATGAGGCGTGGGATGGCGTGCTGGTTGAATACATCGGCGATTGATTCTGCGATCTGAGCGATGGCGGTGGTGAACAAGTCAATCTTGGATGAGCCGAGAGCGAAGGAGCCGACCTGATCGTGTCCGAGCAGAATGAAGTCCGCTAGGACGGTCATTGCGATTCGTTGGTCGTAGCGTGTAACGACCTTGTCGGTGTCAAATGTGCGTCCGCCACCCGATGAAAGCAAGGTCAGTTTGTAGAGTTCACGACCTTGGTCGTCGTAGGCAAGTGGGAACAGGATGCCTTCGTTCTCGTTTCGCTTGATCCCTTGCACCATTGATTGGATGGCGTTTCTTGCGGACACTTCAGCGGTTGTTGCACCTGATGACAGCATTGAGGGTGGGACGTAGGCGACGGGCAACCCTGCGAGGTCACGTTCAATTCCGATCGCTTCAATTTCCTCAATTGTTTTCTTGAACCGCCAAGGACGGTAAGCGTTGCGGAGTAGCGATCGTCCTTCGGGGTTGTTGCGAACAGATGTGGTTCGGAACAGGAGCGCTTTCTCAATGGGGATTTCAACCATTCCGTGACTCGCGGCGGACGGGTCCATTTGTCGTAGCCCTCGGATGCCACCGTCGTCGTCAAACAGCCACTCCCACGTTGTTTCTTGCGCGCGCAAGGCGATCTTACGCCAGCCGACTTTCCCGTCCTTGAAATTGGATCGGCGTGAAGGGTCTTTGGCTTCGGGTTCAATTCGTTTCTTGTAAACGATCTCGCAGTAGGCGTATCCGTAAACGAGGAATGAAAGAATGCTGGATAGCGTGGATTCCCACGACTCGCTCATGTCGTGGAGGCACTCGTCCACAAACTTGGCGACTTCTTCATCCTTCTTTTTGGTGAAGGCTTCGGGGTCGTCCTTGTAGGGTTCAACTCGCCAATCAATCTGGAGGATCAACCGTTCAATGGCGAACAGCATTGATCCGATGACGGGATCGTTGTCAGCCATTTCTCGCCAAACTTTAGCGCCACGAAGCCCACGAAGGTTCGCTAAGAATTCGTCGGTGATGAAACCGCCGACGTGTTGTAAACCAGATGTTCCGATTTCTTGTAGGTCATCGTATTCAGCCATTGGCGCTCCTCAGGACGGTTTTGTCAATGATGCATCCTGTTGGTATTGCGAAGTAGGTGTTGATCATTGTGTTGCCTTCGTCGTCGGTGGACACGTCGGCGGATAGAATCAGTTGTTGGTCGTCGCTGTGAATGAACCAGCCGACGGACTGAATTGTGCAAGTGTAGTAGTCGGCGGTACCGAGTGTTTCCCATGACGTCGGGAAGTTGTGTGCGTCTAGCCAGCGGACCAGAATGAGGTCGCCGACTTCGTTTTTGATTGGGCGTTCTTTGTTACGCATCGCCACCACCGAGTGCGCCACCTTCCATGATCATCAGTGCGATCAGGCGAGTGGCTTGCACTTCGTTAAAACCGCCTGCTTGGAGGGTGATAAACAATTCGTGGAGTCCGATGGTGCCTGCGAGAAGCACTGAAGGGTTGTGTTCTATGTTTTCGTCGTCCACGTGCACCTCCAATGCGACTGCGTTCGCATTGTAGCCCATCGCCGATACGTCAGTCAGCGTGTTCGGCATTGAGTACGGTTCAGTTGACGTTGCCTTGGAGTTGTTGCCATTCGGTTTCGGTCCAGCAGGAACCGAAAAGGGTGTCAACAACCGTGTAGCAGTCCCGACAGCAGGTTTCGCCCATTGATCCCGTTGCCGAAGCCTCGCAACATTCGGTCAAGGGGTAGTAGAGACCGTCGGACTTCGCAATGGTGATCAGGTACTCGCCGTACTCCCCGTTGAGGACGTACTTCGTAGGCAGGATGACGACCTCGTCGTCGTGGCTGGTGTCGTTCATGAGTTGTCTCCTGTTGTGTTGTTGTTTTGTGCTTTCATCTTCATCTCAATCATTCGGACATCCATTTCGTGAGACACCTCAAAGCGAGGAGTTCGCTCTTGTGAGAGTGACCACAAACCGAGGACTCGCCTTCCGCATCGGTCAAAGAGACATACCACTTTTGATCGCCCCAAGGGGACCTCTTATACTTCTTGATCTCATACATTGACCGCTCCACGATCACAGGATTCGTTGTTGCGTCGTGGCTGGTGGTGCTCATTTGTTTTCTCCTTGGTTGTTGGTGCGGATGACTTTTGCCCACCCGTTTAGTTTGTGCAGGTACAAATCGCCGTTGCTGTTGTAGTAGCAAACCCATCCGTCTCGGACCGTGATTGTTGCTACTCGCATGACGCCTCGGTAGCCCCGATGGAGGAGGTCGCCGATCTGGACGTCGGTGCTTTTGACTCGTTTGGCTGTGGTGGTTGTGTTCATGACCAGATCATTTCATAGAACTTGACCGTAGTCAAGTTGGCGGTTCGGTTTGCCGAACCCCGACTTGGCGCCTTCACGAATGCCGTAAGCCTCGAAATGGACCGCACACGTTCGCCCGTGTTCGCCTCAAAGGGATCGGATGGGGTAAAGGGTGCAGGCAAATCACCAAGCCGAACGTCGGCGATCTCGTATTCCATCAGGCGACCTCTCCCAGCGCCTCTCGGTTCTTGCGGAGGCTTGCCTTTCGGTGCACCATCCGAACCCGATCAATTTTGAAGGTCCGCCACTGCTCTCGGTAAGGGCGTCCGCCCCAAACCGTCACCTCGTCGTCCCGAAGGCTGTACCGAAAGGTGAACCTTGTGGCTTCGCCCCGAATGCTGATCTCGGTGAAGGGCGTGACCGTTCGTCCGTTGATCGTGATCTCGTTTTCGCTGACCCTGAGGACTTTGCAGTTCGGGTCGGGGTCAACCTCGGTCGGGTCGGGCGCTGGGACCGTCGTTGTGGGTTGTGGCTCAAGTCCTCGCTCTCGGTGGCGCAGGGCGCATCGTCGGGCGACTCCGCCGTTGGCGAGTCCGAGGCGCTCGGCGACCTCAACCCATGTCAAGCCTGTGGCTTGTAGGGCTGATGCCTCGGCGTCCCGTTCACGGATTTTGTCACTCATGTTGACAGTTCCTTTCGGGTTGGTTGTTTTGCTCACGTAACGATCATGCCATACTTCTCAACCGTAGTCAAGTGACGCTTGTCACTATCCCATTCCTTTGTTTGTGACATCTGTCACTTGACTCTAGTAAAGTTCTATGGCATGATTGAAGTGTGAACAAAACGACCGACCCGACAAATCAAGGAGGTGAACTATGAAGAAGCCACAGCCAATAGAGCGCATGGAGAAATCCAATCACTCGCTCTTAGGGTTTGCCACGGAACAGGACGCTCGCGCGTTCGCTTCGGCGCTACCCGACCCTCAGCGGTGGAGTCCTTACGGAGGAAGCGTTGAACGTCAACGTGGACTTTGGTGGGTGCGCCTCCCTTAATAAATGAGTCGGGCAGGGTTGACAGCCCTGCCCGACAATGAAACCTCAAACCCGAAACCCGAAAGGAACCAACAATGAAAACGATCCAAGAGAGAACACGAGAGGCAATCGCCGACGGGAAGGTGATCGGGGATGGGCACACCATTTTCAACCCCGACTTCTACGAACCGCATTTCAGCCTCGCCGAACTGCGGAAGGCTGGTCTGGTGCAAACCTTCAAGTCGGACGCCTCCAGCCACAAGTCAACGATCTACGATTCGGCGACGGGCAAACCAGTGCCAACCCTCAAGGGCGTCTACAACCTTTCCTTTTTGGAATGGCTCGCCTACCAAGTCGGGGTGACCGACTACCGCATTTGTAACGGGCGAGGCTTTCAGGCTGACGTCATCGCTTCGGCGATTCGTTTGGCGCTGGCAGAAGGGAGCGGTGAATGAGCAAGCACCGAAAGACACCGCCCCAGAAGCGAACGTGGACGCCTCTCAAGCGGAGCAAACCCCTGCCCAACAGCCAAGCACGAGCGGTTGATCCCGATTCGTACGATTTGATGATCGCCGAGTTTGAGTCGGGCAAGATGGTCCTTTACGCCAACAGCCATGTCACGGTTCACCTCCGAACCCTTGAGGACGCAGGGATGGACGGATGGGTGCTTTTGACGATTCGCCACAACGACCGCCGAGCCATTCGGGACTGGCGGATGTTCCAGCAGATCAAGAACGAACTGGTCGGGGAGGAACGAGAAGCGATTGAGTTGTACCCTGCCGAATCCCGACTGGTGGACGAGGCGAACTCGTACCATTTGTGGGTCGCCCCGACCAACCAGCCTTTGCCTGTGGGCTTCAATTCAGGTCGCATCGTTGGGGACGCCGATCAAGCGAAAGCGATCGGTGCGAGACAACGACGAATTTCTATGCCAACATTACCTACCTCAAGTGAAAAGGAATAGCCATGAGCACCGAAACCAAACACTGTCCCCGATGCGGACAGAAACGAATGACCAAATATCCTGCGCTGTCAAGGTTGGATAACAAGAGCCAAGTTTGCTCCGAGTGCGGAACCGACGAAGCGCTCACCGCCTTCATCGGGAAGCCTGCAATGCTTCTCGCCGACTGGTGGATCAACATGGACCCGAACGCCAAAGCAATCGTAGAAGGAGAGCAGTCATGATGGAACCCGAACCACAAGGCGTCGTAACAACGACTCCGAGGGCGTTGGATTGGTTGACACGCCTTGTTGAAACCGAACAACGACTTGATGTTCTCTACCGAGCCTTTCGGGATGCCAGCGAAGCCCTCGCCAAACACGTCCACCACGACATGATTGAGAACCGTGGACTCACCGAAGCGATGAACCTTTACGAAGGTGCGTTGGCGCTGGTCTGCGGAAACAAAGAGTGCTTCAGGAAACCGATGACGGTCGTTGATGACAAACAGTTCTGCTACGAACACGGAGCCGAACACCACGTCAATATCAAATGGGCGACCATGAGTACCGACGAACGGCGAGCCTACGACCGAATGCGGAGCGCCTGAGATGTGGTTTCCCAAACGGTCACGGTTGATCGCTGACAACGCTCAACTCCGAAGGGACGTTGACAAGTGGCGCACTCATGCGATCCTGATGACTCAAGAACGGAACACCATGCGGACTGACCGAGCCTTCTGGCGTGGGTTGGCGATCCTTTTTGATGAGCACTACGTTTGCGAAACCTGCGACGAGGTTTGTGCGTCCCATTTGGAAGGTTGCCAAAACCCTCTGCACGTCATCCACGATGCGATCTATGATTTGCCTGACTCAATTCTCAGGGCTGGTCGCCCCAAGAAAGGAACGGTATGAACGTGGGGATTCTCGTGTTCTGGGTGGGCGCTCTCGGCTACCTGATTTGGTTGAGCGGACGCCTCAAATAATCCATTGGTTGCTTTGACCGATGCTCATCGGGGCAACCACCAAGAAGTCGCCTGAGTTCGGCGGTTCGTACATTGCCAGCAGGACTGCTTCGGCTCGGTCGGGGCTGTTCATGCCTCGGCGTTTCATATCAATCTTGGATTCAATTTTGATCCGACCTGACGAGTCCGACTTGTAAAGCGGTGCGGATAGTTGTGCCATTGAACGGCGATCAATGTTGATGTGGATGTCCTGCGACGGTTCGGCACCTTCGGTTCGGACTTGTGGTTGGAGAAGGTTTCTCATGTTCCACCACATTTCGGACCGTTGGTTTGTGAACTTGCCTGAGTCACGGGCACGCTCGGCGACGTTCACTCCGATGATTGTGGACTGATGCATTTCCTCGTCCTTCCATCGTTTAAGGATTGAGACCACGCCCCAGCCCACTCCGATGGTGTCAATCTTGACTCGGACGGGTCGGCGGATTCGTCGTTCTTTGCTGTCTGCTTCGGCTTGACGGATTTGTTCCAGAATAACTCCTGCGACGTCCACCGCATTTTGGTTGGCGCTCCCTGATGAGTGGTGGCGGATCGTCACCGAGTATCCGTCGGCTCTTGCGATCACGAACTCGTCGACACCATCCGCCGCGATGTCCACTCCGAGACGGATTTCGTCGTCTTGCAGGGGATTAGTGTTTTCGGCTGATGCTTCCACCCATGACAATGGGATGACTTTGTTAGGTGCGGACTTCGGGAAACGAGCGTGGACACGTGCTTCTACGAATGCGGACTCCTCACCGAATTCGTTGATGACGTCCCGAACCCACTCTTGGTCAACGAGGTGGCTGGCAACTAAGTGTGGGAGAACTTCGGGTGGGCATGAACGGCAAACGTCTACCTTTTCGCCAGTGAAGTTCGGCGTGTCGTAAACCGAAATTGGGATGGAGTTGTAAAGGTCGCTGTGGCAGATTCGCTCAAACCATGAGTCCTCGGCGTCCGTTGGTGGGTTTCCGATGGCGAGCAGTCGGGTGTGTCCACCCGTCATAATTGCTTCAAGCGCCCGTCCGAGGGTGTGAGGGATACCGCCAGCCTCGTCAACAACTACCAGAAGGTGCGGTGCGTGGATACCCTGAACAGCGGTTTCGTCGGTGTCTCTTGGGGAGAAACCGTAAGCGACCAGTTCGGTTCCGATGCGCCATTCAATTTGAGTGGTTTCACCAGGTAGGTTGTGAGTTTGCTGAAGTCGGCGAAGTTGTGTCCAGAGGATGTTTCGGACTTGGCGAAACGTTGTAGCGGTTGTTACTGCCATCGCAGTACCTGGAGGATGGACTGCGATCCACCAAGCGACTGCTCTCGCGGCGAGGTGAGACTTACCAGGTGCGTGGCACGCTGGTACGACGGTGCGTTTGTTATCCCGTAGTGATTCTAAGATTTCACGCTGTTTTGACCAAAGGGACTCTCGGAGTCCTTCAGTGACAAAGCCGACGGGGTCGTCCTCCCATCTTGCCCAAGGGTTAGACATCCGCTGATCAATGAGCATCCCGATCGCTTGACGTTCAGGATCGGTCAACGCTGATAGAACGCGACGTCTTTCACGTTCAGGTAACTCAAGTATGCGTTCAAGTACCTCGGACGCCATGAGGCTCCTTTAGGCGCCAACCACAAGGACGTGCAGGATTGGTGAACCTGCTCCGCCTGAGGCGCAGATTGCATAAAGGCGGTCGGTGGCATCAAAGAAACCTGCGAGGTTGAGGGTTTCGTCGGCGTCAAGGTGAAATCCGAACGACGTGGAACTCACGGTTGAGCCACCGATGAAAACAGCCTGATTGTTGTTTTTGTCGGTGTTCAGGATGATGGTGAGACCGTTTCGTTTGCTGGTTGAAACGATGCCTGTCAACTCGGTGGGAGTGGTGGAGTTCAAAGTGAAGTTGTAATGCCTGACGGTCATTTTGATTGTTCCTTT